TGGCTATCAAGTACAATCCCCGCTTCTACCCTGAAGATAATGAAAATCCAATTCGTACAGGCATAGAGAACTTCTTCAAGAAGTTTGAGATGTTTCGAGGGAATACTGATCCCGAAGAGGCAGAAGCTCCTCCACCTGGATTGTCTAGAGATGAGAAGATTGGTCCTAATGGGATGATGAGCCAATCTGTTGAGAAGACGACTCAAGTCGCCCCGAAACCGATGAATCCATCTATCAAACAGACAACAAGAATCGATCCAATAGCCAGAGGAACTGTATCAAGTCCAAGTAGATTCAAGGGCGGTGGCGAAGAAGGATCTCCTGTCGATTTTCTAAGTGGCATGAACTCCTTTGGAGATGATGCTGATCTATCTGAGGATAATGTCTATTCTCAGGATTTAGATGAGACTGAGACACTTGACGCAGATGATGATGCGGCAGGGATGATCCCTTCGGGATCGTATAATAGCCCTCAATCAGATCAGGATCAGGATCAGGATCAAGATCAATCGGATCCTTTCAGCATGATGATGGATGATAAAGAATCTCCATCTATCTCAGAATATCGTGAGCATCTCGGTAGAATGCCGCAGCGTCAAGATCCAGGCCTGAAAAATAAGATTCTAGCTGCAATTGCGGGGATTGGAGTTGGAATAAAGAACCCTGCTGCAGGGGCCGCGACTACTTTGGGATTGCTTGATAGACCACATGAAATGTCCCTTCGCGATTGGCAACAAAAGGGCGCCGGTTTGAAGGATATCGCAGGATTGGATGTCGCATCTGAGAATCGTAGGATGCAGAATATTCTCAGAGCTTTGACTTACAAGGGGACTCAAGATTATCGAGCAGGAATGCAGAGAGATCGCGCTGCTACACGAGAAGATCGAAGAAGAGCAGGAGAAAGTCTTGCAGATTATCGTGCTCGTACACTTGGAATTGCAGAAAGAAATGCTGCTACTGCTGAAAGAAGGGCTGGTACAGCAGCAGGACGCGCGGGATTAGTTAGGAGACATACGACAGCGGATCAAGAACGAGCCACTAAGATGGCTGAAGCTAAAGTTCTTAAGAAGTTCCCTGAGTTTAATGATTTCTGGACTACTAGTGGTGGATATAAGGTATTAAGGCCAGAAATCAAGAATAGGACAGAAGGAGCAAAAATAAAAGGTAGCGGACAGTCGATGCTCCAAGCGTGGGATAACTTCCAGAGAATCGTCGAAGCTGAATCTAAGAGAATCCTGAAAGAGTCCGATCCTTCTCGTGAACCGTATGTTTCTGATCGAGACGAGGACTGACAAATGGCTGATTTCTGGGATATCCTAAACAAGCTCAATCTCTACAAAAGATCAGTCGGTCCTGAAGGATATGATGAGTCTATCTTTAAGAATCTTCTAAAACCACCTGATCCTGTCGCAGAATTCGCAGAAGAGACTTCTCAAGCGATAAGAGAACATGGTACTGGAGACATAGATAGAATGTCTCCAGAAAGAGCTTATGCCGAATCTCTTATGCGGGATGTAGGCTCTACAGGGACTGAAGTTCTTGCCAACTTTGCCAGTCCTGTCGGGGCACTTTTCGGTACGTCTAGCGTTGGAAGGGGATTAATCCAGCACGCTGCTAAAAAGTATGGGATTCAATCCCTTGGCCCTTCTTTACTTAAAGATCTATCTAGGGCAAAAGCTGCCGAGGCGATTGGTGGGGCTGGATTTGCTGGACAGGCTGGACATAGCCTAGTCGAAAAGTATCCTGAATTTGCGGATGTCTCCGACGGTAGAAGTTGGGAAGAAGCACTTGGCGATATCTCTCCCGAAATAGTACAAATGGGCCTCGGTGGTTTGCCTGCTATGGGATATGCAGGAAGAGGACCAAGAATCAATCTGCCTGGATTTGGTAGATCTCAAAGAGTTCCAGGAACTGGAACTTCGACAGCAATTCAAAGGACAGAGCAGCCGTATCAAGTTGGATCTCAGGCGATTATGCGGAGATCTGATTTTGATCCGCAAGCTCCGCAAGCTCCAATTCCCCCTGAAGTTGATGCTAAGATTGAGATTCCACCAGATTTAACTCCCCCGCCTAATGCCCGTCAAGCTAGATTTAAGGAAAATCTTCCTGATTGGACTCCAGAGGGAGAGAGATCTGTAGTCGCGAATGTCCCAGAATTAAGAAGTGAGAATGTCACAACTTGGGATGCTCCTGAGTATCCTGGTCATGCTTGGGTTAAAGATAATACGAGAGGCCATGTATTCTTAGTTCTTAAATCAGAATTGACTGATCCTGCGATTAATGTAGAAGTTCTTAATCCAACACAACCAGAAATCCCTCGATCTGAAGTCCCGCAGATTACGGTTCCTGATCCGATTACTTCGTCAGATCCTCGGACTCGCACCGCGACGGCAACAAAGACGGAAACTCGTGGCGCGTCGATGTTTGACGAAAATCCTTTGGAAGTCAAGACTCCTGATGAGCTTGCTACAAGAGAGCCTTTAGGTCCTATAAATTCTGCTATTAGAGAAAGACTTAAGAGTGCTGGTCTGGAGAATGACTCCGTCGATAATCTTATTAATGGCCTCTTAAATGCACAATCTCCTGAAGAGATTCATATCTATGTAGTTGGGCTTCAAAAACAAGGAATTACTAGAAAAGAAATAGATGACATGGTTAAGGAGGGACTTCCTTTAGGGGAAGAAGAACCTTGGCCCCAACCAGATCCTGGAGATCCTGATGCTCTTCAAGATCAGCCCCCTCAAAGATATATCGATAACTATACTGAGGGAGATGAAGAAGAAATTCCTGATGCGATAGAGAGTTGGAGTAAACTATCTCCTCCCCAGAAGGCACGAATTAGACAGGCTGATAGGATTCAAGATCCAGACGCTTATCAAAAGGAACTAGAAGATACAGTTTGGGACGAAGTCCTTATCGATCCTGAAGAAGCTCGATCTGCTAGAGAAGATTATAGGAAGTTTATCGGACAAGAAGCGCCTGGGCCAGACGAAGGGGATATATATCAACCTTCAGAAGCCGAGCGTGAAGCTCAAGAAAGATGGGATACTCAAAGAGAGTCTTTCGGATATAATCGTGATGATCCTGATTGGACTCCAGAGCAAGAAGAAGAGTATAAATCTACTTTCAGATATAAGACCCCTTTACCTTCAGAAAAGACAGTTGGAGATCTAGATCTTGATGAAGGATGGAAGAGTATCGATCAATTAGTCTCAGACTCTTTCAACAAACTTCGGACTCCAGAAGAGACAAACAATCCTCCGCAAGTCGAAATTACCAATATGCCTCCTGGTAATTTCGAGGATTTGATTCGGGAATTTGAGTGGCTTAATCATCTACAGGAAAATACTCCAGAGCAGCGTCGAAGGATGGATGAGATCAAGAGGATCGCTGATAATATAGACTACGGTATACTTGAGTCTAATCCGCGTGCGAATGATCTTGTTCGGAGATTGCGTGGAGAATTCGTTAAGGGTGATCTTAAAGATGTAGAGCCTGTAGGTCGTGTTTTGCGTGGGGAAGATGAGATAACTTCAGATGAAGATTTAAAGGCTGATGCTGCTAAGCAACTGACAGACATCAATAGGAGATTTACGACATCGCCTCGTGAGACAGGCGAACTTTTGATGTCGAGTTCAAAACCACCACGAGTCGAAATCACCGAGATGCCATCTCAGGATCTTGATGAGTTACGTAGAGAATATCAAGGTCTTGAATATCTAGTAAAATCTGGAAGAGGCACTCCCGAACATCAACGTAGGATGAGAGAAATAGAGGATCTAACCGGTAATATCGATTCTGCTGTCCTTGGATCAGATATAGGTGCTAAGAGTACATATGATCTTCTAGGAAAAGGCGGACTTACTCCTAAAGTTCGACTGAAGATGGACTCAGTTGGTAGAGTCTTGGAAGGTAAAGAAGAGTTAAGATACCCTGGACAGATTAAAGACGAGCTTAATGAAGAATTAGGCGATAAGTTCGATACATTCGCTACTTCCCCACGTAAGACGGGGGAACCGTTAATGTCTCGTGAACCACCCGACGCGAAAATCGAAATCCCTTCTGAGGAGATTCCTGAAGTTCAGTTGGAATCTAAAGGGCCATCGAAATCCTTCAAGAAAGGAGATACTGTAGCTTTTACTCTTAATGGAAAGCGAGAAATAGGAGAAATTACAGGATTTCCAAACACACAGGATGCCTCTGTAAAAATTCCTAATAGCGGCGGTTTTATAATCCCAATCTCTGATCTGTCTCCTACAAAATCAGCCACTCCAACATCCCTAAAATGGAAGATGGGAGATACGATTACATCTGTCTCTGCTGGAGGTAAGTTAAAGGGCAAAGTAATAATGATTAATTCATCTGGAGATGCTCGAATCCAGATGGCAAATGGTAGTGAAAAATGGGTTGCTCCTAATACTGTAACCCATGTAGAGCCTAAAAAGGATAAATCCCTAACCCAAACCTTGACAGACTTCATCATGGGAGAGTCTGAAGAACTTCCTGATTTTGGAAGTAAGCCTTCATCTATTCCTGGAAAAACCATGAATGATCTAGGATATTCTCCAGAAGGAGTTAGAGAAGGTAGGCTGCAAATTGATGAGTCTGTCAAGTTACAAGGAGAAGCGGCTAAATTATGGGGAGGAGATCCAAACGATAAGTTTATCGTAGTTAAAGCAGAGAAAAAGGCCGATGGAACATTTGCATACCTACTTGAATCCGAAAAGAATGGTATGCAAGATTGGGTTGATGCAGAGGATATCGTCCTTTATGATCCTTTTGATGAGCCTGAGCTGATTGATGATGATATCAGCGTCATCGATCCGGACGATGTCGTAGATGCAAATGTCCTCTCTACAGCTACAGCCCCAAGGCTTTCTAAATCTACGAGGCCAAAAGCTCATTGGGTTGATAAACCTTTAGACTTTATAGACTTTAAAGTTGGAGAGACAATAGAGGAACGTGGAAGTTTCGATACTTATACGATAACCAAGATCAATTCTGATGGATCTCTTACGGCTAGAGAAGGAATTGGACCTTCTTTTGGAGATCAAAAAATCTTCAAGAGTGCGAAAGAGGGAGATGAATTTTGGCTTTCTACAGAGACTAAGGATGCAAGAAAAGCTGCGGAAGCAGAGTATTCCAGAAGTTTAGAGGCAGCTAAAGACGAAGGTATAGCTTTAGATCCTACTACAGAGCAGATTACAGAAGGAACTTCTTTTGTCCAGGGGAGTTCAGATCCTCGAATACTGAGACAGATGGCTCTTACTCTTTATAAGGAAGATCTAGGGAGAGTAATTGCTAAGGAATCTGTACAGAATTCAGTCGATGCTCTGCCAGGAGATGGAAGAGTTCATACCCATGTTGATACTAGAGATAATATAGTTACAACTCGGGATACTGGAATAGGAATGTCTCCGCAGGTTCTTTCGGTTGCATTTCTAAATCCAGGGAAGAGTTTTAAACCAGGTGGGACTCGTGGCGGTTTCGGTGTCGCAACGATCGCGATGCTTGGAAATTCCCAACATATCTACGTCGAAACGGTATCGGTAGTCAGCGGCCAAAAGGTCCGATCAGTATTAGAAGGGCCAGGGACTTCGTGGTTAGCAAGAAATGATGGTGCGAATCTCAAGGATGCTGGACTAAAATTGACGACGCAGATTGTAGACTCTGATACTCCAACTGGAACCATTACAAGATACAAGATCAGACCTGATAGATCACTTGATGCCCATGAATCAAGACAGTTTGCTGATAAATTTAGTAGTTATTCTATACTTCCTGGTAAGGAAGTAGTCATCAAGGTTAATGATGATACTTATCTTACAGAAGATAATAAGGCGACTACTACTAGTATCTTTAAGAAGAGTGTACCTGGGGCTGATATAGAGGTATTTAGGGGAGGTGGCGATCTTCATCTATCTAGTAGCATACACTTTGCAGTAAATAATGATGGTATGTACCAACTTGCTAGTAGTACATTTTTGATGGATTCTGTCAAAGTACCTGGCAAGGTAATTGTCGATGTCAAGCCGACAGTTGATACAGAAAATATCAACTATCCATTTACTCCAAATAGAGAAGCATTAAGAGGGGAAGCGGAAAAAGAAGTACAGAGATTCATGGAAAGGGAACTAGCAGCTTCTCTATTAGCTGCTAGAAAAGCTGAATACATCAGAGTCTTCAATTCCGGTGTCGATATTCCTGGGACTGGGACTAGAATTTTAGAGACTACTGGAAGCTATCCAGCAGATAAGATGTCTGCAATAGCTAATGATCCAGATATTCAAGAATTAACTGCCATCTTCAAGATGGGTCATGACGATATCAGAGATTACTTAAAGAAGATCCCTATACTTAAGAATATAGGAAAGCAAATATTCTACGGTCTTGGAATATCTGATGAGTGGTTTGGAGTTCATGTTCCAGGTAAATGGTTTAGAGAGGCTGCCGGTGTAGCCGACGCCCCGAACCAAAATCTCCTAGATCCATTTCTCACGATGGCGCGATTTAAGCGAGATGGAGATTATCTATTCCCTGGGCAAGATCCAATTGAAGCAGCCAACAAGGATATGTGGCACACGATAGTTCACGAACTTCTCCACGAACATGCACCAAATCATGGAGAAGGAATGACAAGTGCCCTAACAAATTGGATGGGTCCTGCAATGGAATATGCAGCGATGCTTACCAATGAATCCCTGAGACTTCTTAAGAAGACTGATAAAAATGGAAGAACTTTTGCAGATCGTCTTTATGACATAAATAAAGACTTCATGGCGAAGAAGTCGGGAACTGATAAGATCAAAGACATTGCGATAAAGGTGGGTGAAGAAGATGCCGCTAGACTCAGTGCTGGCAGATCTGTATCTGAGGATGCTCCTCTCCAATCAAAGTTTTCCGGATCATCAGGAGGCGATTCTGAGAGCGGCGGAGAACGCGGGATTGGATCGACAGGAACTTCTGGAAAAGGTGAAGGAAGCGAACCCTCGTTATCAAGCTTTTCTAAAGGGCAACTCGACAGGCTCAAAACCAACAAAGATGTCCAATACTACGACGCCGAGACAAAACTCGAGAATACCGACAGTAACGATCCCGAATATGGAAGAATAAAGGAGGAATACGAAGATCTAAAGCGGCAAAAGGGACTAATTGATGCTGAGCGTAATCGTCGTAAAGCCGCAGGAGAAGATGTAAATGTCACTGACGAATCAGATCCACAAGCAGATCCAAGAGTTGCCGATGCGCAGGCTCTCGTACAATTAGCAGCAATTGTACGCGGACAAGCTGGTGGACGGGGAGGAAATGTAAGGGGTGGCGGTGGTATTAATTTACCGACTCCTATCGGCCCCGCGGCAAATGCATCGGGAGATCCTGTAAAGTATGTAAGTAAGTGGTATCGCGCTACGATGCCGATGGAAGATGTATTACGAAAAGCATCTCCACGTCGGGCTGATGCTGCGAGAGCATTTAGAGACGATCATACTTATATGCTCTCCAAGTTTGTGGGATTACGTAGGAAACTGTCGAATCCTCTGACTCCACGAGAAAAGTTGGATGTTGTAAATGTCCTTGATGGCCGCGCCCCGCTTTCCACATTGACAAGTCGAGAAGCGATCAGAGCATTTCATGGAATGCGAGCGATTCTGGATTGGATTCAGAATGAGGCTGCGACATACGGCGTCTCTACAGGAAGACTAAATAATTACTTCCCACACATGGCTAAGGATGGATGGTGGGACGATCAGCCTGTAGATTTGAATCCATATACAGGATATAGACAGCCGAATATCGAACGACACCGCATGAATCGGCGCTTCCCTCATCGGAAAGATCTCTATGTCCTAGACGATTATATCGTTGATACGACACGTCGGATATCGGAAGCCAAGCATCTCGGAAAAAATCTCGAGAAAGTTCTCTTTACTTCAGGCGGCCAAGTTGAGAATACGAAGGCAGGAAAAACTATCGAGAAGTATTTCGATATAATTACGGGACGAGATGCTTCTAAGCATGGCGAAGTGTATGATGCATTTAGCAAGATGATGCATCTTGAGGCTCTTGCTGATCTTGGTTTCTCGTCTCCCTTGCAGCTTGGACAAATCGTGCATACTGCTGCATATGGCGGTGTGACGAATGCGATCAGATCCTTCGCAGATACTTTCTCCAAGTTCCATAAGCTAGTCGCACCTGATTTCTTCGGATATTCTAAGGAAGAAATCGACGCGACAATCTCAGGAGCCACTGCACCGTCGATAATGCATGAGAGACAGCGAGAAAGTGCGATGTCTCGTGGTGGTTATCTGCATGGAATTCCAACTTTAGATAAGTCGATGCGCGTGCAAGCGAATCAGGTTGGGAGAAAGGTTCTTGAATCGGCTCTTGCTTCTCCAACGTCACTTTTAGGACGATACTCACGATGGGAAGCAGAGAAAGATCTTCGGCGCCTCGGATTAGATCCAAATGCGCTTCGACGAATGCCGATTGAAAGAGCAATGGCAGAAGTCGGTAGAGTAATGGCGAATAAGACCAACTTCTTGACTGATCCTCTATCGATGCCTGCTTGGTCTAAATCTCCTGTTGGAAGACTTTTCTGGCAGTTTAAGAACTTCGCATACAAACAGGCGGGATTCGCACGGGATATCGTGGTACTTGCTGCAAAGGGCGATCCAATCCCACTTATGAGGATCTTGATGCTGGCCCCGTTTGTCGGAGAAGCTATCAACGATATCCGAGCCTTCTTGCGTGGGGAGGGAATCATCTCGGGAATCGAAGACTTCGATGATAAGACTGTTTATCAGAAGTTTGTGGCTGCCGCGAGAAATAAGAGGATTCCTACCGATGCGCCGATTTGGCGTGCGCTTCAGAATACATTGACTACCGGCGGAATCGGTTGGTTCCAGGAATACGCTGATGATCTGACACAGAAGAAACTTCCTGTTTCCTCTGGAATCGGACCTGTACCGACTACGCTATTAGAAGGTGGTCGGAAATTGTGGGATGTAGGTCAGGCAGGCAGGGAATATGCAGCCGGAGAAACTGGAGATTTGTCGGATATCGAAGGTGCATCTAGAAAGTTTGGGAGATTCATCTTAAAGAAGCAACCAGTTCCCGGTACGCAGAAGCTTCCAGATATCTTCCTTCCTGAAGAAGAGGAAGTTAATGTCCGAGGCCCACAAATGTTCCGAGAACCCCGAGAACCACGCGAACGAAGGGAGAGATAATGCCATTGAAGAAGGGTAAGTCTAGAAAGACTGTCGCATCGAATATCAAGGAATTGATGGGATCTGGAAGACCGAAAAAGCAGGCAGTTGCGATCTCTTTATCTGAAGCGGGGATGTCCCGTGGAATGGGCAAGATGAAATGATTACTTAACTTTCTTCCTCTTGAATTCTAGGTACTTCTCTACGAATTCAGACTTGAGATTGTAGACTATCTCATTGTTCTTGTGATGAATCTCAAGAATCTTCGACTGTTCAAGTGTCTGCACGACTCGATCCAAATCAAAGTGATCCACATCACCCCAGACTCTTCTTAAAAGTGTATGCCTCGGCATTGTCATCTTTTCTGCAGCCATCAAAAGTTCTATGACGAGAGCGGTCTGAGGCGCCAACTGACTTTTTCCCGTTCCTAATGTCATTTTGGTGACATTGGTCGAGAAAGTTAGACACGCTTCGATCGCTTGTTTGACATCGCTTTCGATGAGTTCAAGTGTTGATCCACGAGAGAGACTAAGTAGCATTGCAATTTTAAGAACATGATCGTGTAGTCGGTTTGCAATACCGGTTTTATCTTCTCTCTCCGTCTCCTCGTTGAATTCCGCATACCATTCTTCATAATACTTCTTCGCCTCGGAACTGTATTTGAAGGGCCCACTTAGCTTCGTTAGCCCTTTTAGATAATCAACCAAAACCGGAAAGTCAATCATCTTTGACGGTGGTTCCGTCAAGGGATTGATTCGGGATTTCTTGTTCTCAGATATGACTAATGTCCGAGCGATAAATCCACCTTCGATATCTCTCTGGCTAATTTTATCTTTAAAATGACTTGGATTCGTAGCCCCGAGCATCGTGATATTGATGTCCTTTAGTTTCTCTTTCCCGCTCTTTAACGTATTGTCCCAATCGGCATTGTAATGTCCATCGTAGAGATCTGTCAGAATCGTGAGTGCGGCAGGATCGTCGATTACAAGGTTTGAAAACTCCCCAGAAGCCAGGAAGCCCGCAGAATCCGCAATTGGCTTTCCATCAACATGATAGGCTCGAGAGAGTTCTTGGATAATAGCCTGTATAGAGTTTCTTCCTGCAATAACACGAGTATTTCCAACTTTCTGGACGAGTGTTTTAGCAAGCGAAACGGGAAAGGTTTTACGTAATCCCGATTTTGCGACCAAAAGTACGTAGATATTTGGGTATAACTTATAATAGAATTTGTCGAGATAGACCTTGTTCTTGACGACGGAAGAAATAACTGTGAGTCCAGACCAGAATATAAATGACTTAGGAGTTTCGGATTCATCAGTCCCTTTCATAAGATCGGCTAGCCAATTCATGCTGCGATCCTCTTCTGCTTCTTGAGATTCTTGTAGTCATAACCGACTTCGATATCGCACGGTATCGTCAACTTCCCACATGGGATTGAGCATTTCGAGAAATCTAATGGAATCTCCATCTCTTTCCTGATGATTGCAGATGCTTCATCTATCCTTTCAATTGGAACTTGAGTCAGCCAAGCATCGTGCGCATCTACGATGAAGATTATCCACGGGGCTTGCTCTGCAATCCTAAATGCAGCTAGTAGGATATGATCGTGTACTGACGAGGATGGGATATATGCGTAGGCTTCTCGGAAAAGATCATCCCCCCACCTGTCGAAAAACTGTCTCTCTCGTCCGTAAGCGTTAGTTAGAATGCGACGGTTATTCTGAAGTATACCCTGAATCGAGGGATGATACACTCCCTGTACATTCGGAGTATGATTGTGGAAGGTATCGAGAATCTGACCGGCGCGAAATTCTGAGATTGAAACGATTTTTCCGACACTGTCCCTGACATTGAACTTGTAGGCGTCGGTATTGATCGTGTTCATTAGGCGGCGCTTTTTCGCACCGTAAAGGCCAGCGTATCTGGCCGTCTTTCCAATGAATCTCTCGGCTCCGATAATGTCTTTGGGATCTTTGTTGAAACACCATCCCGAGGTTACGTTGTGGATGTCTCCTTCCTCGAAAAGTTTGAGAGTCCTTTCATCTCGCGACAGTAAAGCTACAATTCTAGCTTCAGCCTGAGAGCAATCAGCCTGCAAAAAGGCATACCCCTCGTCAGGGATACAAATCGATCTGACTTCAGGTCCGATTTCTCCATGTTTGGTTAATGTCTGAAAGGCCCAACCTACTCCCGGCTTTTTGATCGGTCTAACCGGCGCCTTAAGTTTCTGATTAGAAGATCGAGCAGACTCAGTACCGGCAATATTATATATGGTACGCATCCTACCGTCAAAATCAGGAGGAGCGTTGAGATAGGTCGATTTCGTCTTTCGTACCTTTCTAGTTTCGAGAACCAGATGGACCAACTCTTTAGCAGTTTCCGTCTTGCAATGATTGCCACGTAAAGCCACGAGCGTATCTTCATCGCAGCTTCCTCTTGCAGGCAATTTAAGAAATTCGAACATGAGCCACGGGACATCCTTTATCGAGAAGACATTGATATCCCGCCCGGCTAGCTCTTTTATTCTGGCTTGATTTTTGGCTTGCCAGTCTGTATAGATTCGGATAAGATCTGATCTCCTTTTTTCATCAGTTCTGAATCCGACTCTATCAAGCTTAAGATAAAAATCATGTGCTCGGTTTGGGATATAGCGGTAGAAATCCCAGAGTCCACGTTCTGTAAGCTCTCCCTCAAGGATTTCAGAGAGTTCCTTTGTAACTGCAGCGTCTCGTGCATTGTAGATAAGTACCTGCTCGGGATTGTCTTTCTTCGGGTCATATTCTTTTAGCTCATCCTTGTAATAAGGTTCATCTGTATAGACTGAAGTGAGAAACTGTAGAGATTTAGGAAATTCAGGATGAAGGGTATGGCCCATCAGGGAGGTGTCGCAGTAGATCGAATCCTTCATCCTAAAGCCTAGAATCGTCTGGATCTTGTCCATGTCAAATTTAATGTTCTGACCGATCCACTCGATATCCTGACGAGCAAAGAATAATGCGAGGATATCCCAGAACTGTTGTATATATACATCTGAGATTCTACGATGATCCTCCCAAAAATTCTGAAGCGGTACTGAAACAGCTTCCTCTCTCCTGAATGAGAGGCCCACGCAAGTCGGGATGCCATGAATAACCTCCAAATCTACACTGCACTTTTTTAGATCTTTGTTTTGGGAGAGATACATCAGCAATTCGGTAGGAGTACGGAGATATCTTAAAGATCTCCGAGGCACAACGTAATCGGAAAACTCCGACTGGGCCAAAGCCCGTTTGAAATCGAGAGAGATTACCCTTTTCCAGAAGTACGGGAAGGCACCTTTTTCACCATCGCCTTTTTGCTTGTAGAGCGCCGCTGGATGTAACGTCGCCACAACTTTCGGATATCCTCTTTTTGTTGTGAGGATAGAGCCTCGCCAGTTAAGTATTGAATCGTGTCCTGTAAGTGTCCTAAGCGCAACTCCCCCAAGTGCAAGGATGCAATTAGGTTTAATAGCGTCGATTTCGTCCCAAAGAAGCGTCTCGCATTCTTCGAGCGTGTGCCCTGTTTCATGAAATCTTTTAACCTGATTGTCGGGAGGTCGATACTTGTAAACGTTGGTTTTCCAGACCTCACGAAGCGATCGTTTGTGTTCGTTGAATATCTTTTCGACATCTTCTCCCGTCGGGCCAACGAGGACTTCGCCACGTAATTCCTCCATTTCCCCTGGCGCTTCTCCAACCACCATCAATTTGCATGAGATGGGACCGGATCCAAGGATCATCTTCGATGTCATCTCTCAACCTTTTTCCGAATGGAATGCAAGGCATCTCTAAGTTCTCTGATCTTTATCGAAGGATCTTCACGAAGCGCACGGCCAAGATTCAGATAATCGGAAACCATTGCTATGCTGATGTTGAGATCTTCTGCAGTCTCTTTTATGCCCCATCCATTTTTCTCACTACTCGCAGTCGGCCTACCAACCGATACCTTACCGAACTTTTCTTGCTGGGCCTCGTGAAATTCTAAAATGTGCCTAGCACACTCGACCCAATGCGCACGGAATGCGAGAGATCGTAGCGCCTTTTCTCGACTTTCCATTGTTTCCCTTTGTCATGTATCTCCAATCTGATTCTCGCCTCATTTGGCGGTTTGTATCATTCGAAGAATGGCCCCGGTGGGATTCGAACCCACACTTCGCAGATTTTAAGTCCGCTGTCTCTGCCAATTGGACTACGGGGCCACTGTTTTCATCTAACGATCAATCTCGATCTTCCAGCTTGGTAACAGCGACATCCACCAATTCAACTTTATGGGTTAACTTCGCGACGAAATACGCGGCACGATTCTTCTTCGACATAGATTTTGCAGCGACGAGCGCGGAGTCGAGAGAATTGTGGACGACTCTCTGAGTTGCATACGCTCCGAGATTCGTATCGTGCGGATCGGCAATGACAATGTACTTGTTCACTTTCTTCTCTCTCCCTCTTGCCTCTTCAATTGATTGATTCACATCAAAGATCTCATCTCGAATGTTGCTCATTTCAAAGTATTCCCTTCCATCGTCTGATTCAGGCAAGCTTTCCACCGTGGCGGTGGGGACGGGTCGCATTGTATTCCAGTTTTCTCTTTACTTCTTCTTCAAGATCGATTCTGAGTAGAAATGAATAATGTCCGATGCGGATTAGAATGTCTGCGAATTCGCTAGCGATTCCTTGTGGTTTTCCTGTCTCATCAGTCCAAGAAATCGCTTCGCCCTTTCGATAGCATTCAAGAGCCTCGGAAGCTTCTGAATGAATCAACGCAATCATCTCAGGAATTGGGACTTCTCGCTCAGTCCATCCTGATTTCTTAGCCTGCTCGTAGGACTGTTCAACTAAATCTCTAATTGTCATTGGTAGTGCCCTATCTATGTCTGAAAGAAGTAGACATCGTTTCATCTCGATCTCCAAAAAGAGGGGCTTTTTGCCGTTACCCTTTCGATATGAGTTGACTGCTGGCGCATTAGCTCATATCCAAGGAAGCACCCCATCGAGCTTGATCGACTATTATCCAACGATCACTGATCCTCTCCTATTTACACGTCAGATTTCGGCTCGTCATCGTCGTCGTCTTCTTCGACTTCATCGGAATCGGAATCGGAATCGATCTCTTCGTCATCGTCCTCTTCCTCTTCCTCATCCTCTTCGTCTTCGTCGATTCCATCATCGTCGGAATCTTCAAGATCTTCCTCATCGTCGAAGAGATCTTCGTCTTCCTTTTCGTTCACTTCGTCGGGGATCTTGATATCGTCGGTCACTTTTCTCTCCTATCTTTATCTAGATTCCCGGTTACTCAGCCGAAACAGGACGATAGTCCTGAATCTTGTTGGTCATACGGGACTCGAAAGGCTCGTTCGTAACCATGACATAGCACTTCTTTCCCTTGAAGCGCGCCGGTTCCAAATCGAGACTTCCACCTTTCGGATCCATCTTCAATCCGAATGCGCCAAGGAAAGACTTCCAAAGCCCCGGCGCCTTTTCGGAAAGCCAAATGCGGATCGGCACGTTGGAGAACTTCGCGTCTCCACCCTCGTTATTGTGGATCTTGAAATCCACGATCGTGTTCATCGAATCGCCAGCCTTCGACGATTTGTCGAACATGTTTGTGATCTCGACCAAATACCATCCGGGAGTGACGAGCGTACCGCGGAGGATATCCTCTTCCGACCAGCTGATTGTAGGCATACTCTCTTTTTTCCTTTGTTTGTTTGTGTTTGGTTGGTTCTTTATTTCTTTCTTTTATACGATAGAGACTCCTTTCTCTTTCAAGAACCCGTGTAGAAGTGGGAAGAAATCCTTGTTCCTCCATTCGAATCTGAGAGGTAGCGGGAGCGCAGTCTTCCCGAGATTCACGCCATCATCTGACGTGACGACAAATCTCTGGGAAGGCTTCGAAGGATCGACATCGACTTCCGTATAGAAAGTGTAGATCTCATTGAAGTAATTCGGGATAATCGATTCGACTTTCGGACCGTATGCGACGAGAGATTTGAATCGCTTGCCTTTATCTTTATCGCTGATAGATGTCCTTTCTACGGGGTGAGCCGTGACGATTACAGTACCGGGATATACCTTTAGCGCATCAAGAATCTGCGAGAAGAGAATCGTTTCGGTATTGATCTCATCCCACGTTGTCACTGGTAATCCCGCTACCAATTTCCCTTTCGCACCTTCTAGACCTTTCACCTTCAATTGATAGTTGATGCATGAGATTGAAAGGGAGGTGCAGGAATCGAGAAGGATGCAGGAATACTTTGGATTCTTTTGAAGCTCATCCATCTTTGCTCGGAAAGCCTGGAAGTTTCCCGCACCGAACGTATCGTATTCGATATCCGCGTCGGGATACATGAACTTGACAGGATTCATTCTCCCATCGAAATCCATCACATACATCTTTGCGCCTTGCGGTAGCAACTTATGAAACGACGCAGCCGCCACGGTCTTTCCGGAACCGTTTGTCCCTACGAAAAGGAACATGTTCCGACCTGACAGATTGATGTCTTTTGTCGAAGGCATTCTATCTCCTGTTATTTGACTGGCTATTTGACGAGCACGATGACGAAGAATACGAGAATCGCCACGGTTACGATCGTGATGATTGTGTATTCGAGAATCTCTGAAAGCTTATCGATCATTCGCGTTGGTATCCACCGTGAGATCGTAGACTCTGACATGATATCCTTGATCTTGCATGTTATGGGCATACAATCTTGCAGTATCTCCATTATGAAGGAAGACACACTCTGGAATTTCAATCGAACTCTTCCAGATTATTACAGCAAATGAGAAATCCATTTCACCCTTTCATCGAATTGATCGCCGCGAGTATCGCGTCTTGGTCAACCTGAGAAACTGTCTCCACGTGGATATTCTTTTTCGCTCGGCATCCACATGTTGGACGCTTTTGACGGTGCTTCTTTGTCAAAGTAAATTCTCGACCGCATCCCCAACATACGGTTAACTTACCAAAGCCGAGCTTCCTTTGGATGTAGTGCGAGCAATCGGGAAACGCGCATCGGAAAACGTGGAAGTTGTTTCCCTTTCCAAGGATGATGAACTCGTACTTATGAACGTGATTCTTTGCGGGCATTTTTATCTCTTTCATTCATCCGACGCGCAATTGCATTTGCCTGTCGAATGCTCTTGAAAACCCCCTCTTTGAAAGTTCCAGTGATACGATCAATGAGATCGTCTTCCCTTTCATAATGAAGGACTCGATGCTTCTTCATTAAGGGACAAAAGACGACTCGATAGATCACTTCTCTTCCTTCTCCAGAAAAGTCTCGATAGCTTCCTCATGACAAGGCTTATGACAAACCTTCTTTCCTGCGAGCAAATCGCAGAAGGTTTCATCTTGACAATCTTGACACATACCTGAGATCGTATACTCTTTCTCAGAGAGTTGATCTCTAAATCCAGTAATTTCTTTGGGACATACAGAGCAGATCATTCATCACCAAAGACATCGAAATTCGTCGGAGCCGCGATATACAATTGAGATTTCTTCCAAGCTCGTGCTGATTCACTTGATTCGCAGATTGGACGGTAATCACAAAACTTACACGAGGAAGGATTCGGGATGAAATTCTTTTCGACTTGATCCTTCTTCGCCTTGGCTAGAAGTTTGATGGCCCACTTTCGAAGGATATTGTCGCGAAACTCCTCGATCTGTCCTGGCATATACGATACGCTAATCCTACGGAACTCTGGAGACTTCTGGAATCCAATCTCGTTGATTGTGACGGTGGTACATCCAGTCACCATCGCATAGATTCGAAGTTGATTCGAGAGTGAAGTGTAGTATCCCTTCTTTGTCACACTCTTATGATCCACGATAAGGATCTCGCCGGAAATCGTTTCGGGAACCCAATCGATTCTTCCCTCTACGAGTACCTTATCCTCATCGTCTTCATACGCCACGAATGAGAAAGGCTGCTCTACTGCGATTGTCTTGTAGGATTCTCCTGCATAGAACATCGCATACTTCCTGTAAACTTCGACTGTCTCTCGAATGAGATCGGTATTGTTGATTGCAAGTTGTGTCTTATTTACTGCCATGAGTCCAGCTTGCGCGCAGACATTCTCTACGAGTTCGAGATATGGGATAGCGCCTGCATGATTCTCTTGATTGTTCTTGATGTAGTTGTAATGTGCTTCGAGAAGTAAATGAATCAAAGTGCCACGGTCGAGATAGACTGGTCTTTCGACAAGTCCCAACCCTTCTACCTTTGCATAGTAGTGGGATAGTTCGCAACTTTGGAATCGTGTCAGTGAGCTAGCGGAAGTTGTAAGTATCACGGTAATCCTTTCAGTTGTGAGAGAGACGATAAGGCGAGGCGCATGCGTAACTGACATCTTCTGATTGATAGTCTCCTGCATTCAACATCGCCTCGGCAACTGCATCCAAATGCTCTTTGTCTGGTGCTAAAATCAGAGTGGACAAGATACGATTTCGAACTCGAATATGTATGACATACGAATTATGAAAGATAGCCATCGGCTTGACTGAGATTGCTCGATCGTATTTCTTTGGAAGATACTGATCAGAGAAAGACATCGACTTTGGCTTGCTCATAGGACGATATACCTTGCCGCTGCTACTGGCAGCGTCATTAGTAAGACTAATTTGAAAACTTTAATAGCGAGACGGAGAAAGTTATAAGAGCGATCATACAGAAGGGAATCGGTATCGGTATAAAGACCGTAATCATGATATCGATTCCCCCACAACTTTATCATTTTACTTCCCGAGATCTCCAAGAACCTTTTCCTTGAATTCGATTTCCGCCTCGGACGGGACGACAACGATCTCGATTTCTTCGTCAGCCTTTAAAGGTTGAGACGTACCCTCTACCCTACGACGCCGGGCAGCCTCTACTAAAGATGCGCGTCCAGATGAATAGTTAGACAACTGTTGGAAAGCGATTTGCGTCTTTGATCGTGGCCTAGTGGGTCTCATTTTTCTCCTCTTCCTTATAAGCTTCTAAAAGAGATTCGAGATGCGCGTCGGATCTCTCGTGACAAGCGTCTTTACCGCAGACATACCACGATTCGATCTTGTGGGATATCTTAGTCATTGGATCTTGATCTCTGTGACAGAACTTGCAGATCACAATCATCTTGAATTTTCTATGTCCCTTATCACCGATCTGATTGTATCTTTCACTTCGGATATCGTCGCTTCCTGATGCTTGATTGTACTTTGCTGTTCTAGCGCGATATCCAAAAGAATCTTGCAACGTTCTCTCCACGCTTTCTCCACCGGATGCGCCCCAGTTGGCACGGGATATAGGAGAAGTTGGACCCACGATTCATCTTTGATATCGTCTAGAGTCATTTGATTGTGCCAAGTTTGTCTTCCTCATCTTGCTCGCGCATATCCTGACTGAATTTGAGGAAGTTGATACCGTCGTCATACGAATCCTGTCGATATTCGGGACGGGAAGCTCTCACTACTTTGAAAGCAGCAAGAAGGAGCGCAGCGAGTTCGTCGGGAACGAATTGACCGACAAGCGATTTGTCTCTCAGCGCTTCGGCAAGCCAATGGTAACGATTGGAAAGGACAGCTTCAAAGGCTAAACCAATTGACTGATGCGACAATCGGACATCACCGTAAAAATCGCTACGATCCTTTACGATTTCTCCACGGCGACTTTCAGAATCTCTACGCGCGTCGGGATCTTCTGAAGGGAAAGCAGTATCGACGATACGATTTTGCTCGGCGATACAATCCTTGCAGGTTACGAGTACGGGATTTGTAGTGATTTTGTCGAATTGATTCTTGACACCACAAAGTGTCTTACCGTGGCGATTCGTTACGAGATGGGCCACAGTTTCTTCGCGAGGCGCCACGATCATCGGATCAAAGATCTTGCAGAAGCAACCATGAACTGTACATGAAGTATCTCTCTTGCTCTTGCGATTCACATGATGATCTTCGGGATGCAGACAGTTTGTACACTTTCTCACTTCACCCTCCTAATCTGATTCATCATTCTCTCTGTCTTAAACTGAGATTCCCATTTACGCTCTCGCTCGGCCCATCTCGCGGCTTTCTCTCTTTCGATTTCTGTCAGACGGGATTGCGCCTCGAAAGATGCAAGCGAACGAACGAGCGGCCAATTAGGACTGACAGTCATTATCATGCGGTTCTCCGAAAAGAGAGAACCTTTCCTGATCTCATTCCAAGTCTAGAGATCATTCGGTTCATTCGGTACTCGAAACGATGGAGATACTGTTTCCTATCGTAGGAAGATCGCATCTCAAACTTTCGACACCATTGATAGCAAGCGCCACAAAGACCGCGGCACTTTTCAGTCATTCCACAGTTGTCAGTCGAGCAGACTCCCCTGGTTTTTTTCGACACGTTACTTAACCTCCAAAGCGATCTTTGATCCGCACTTGTTGCAGGTGTAGATATCCACGTTGGGATAAACTCTCCTACCAAATTCATCTACTCGACTCGCACCTGTCAATGAACAGGTCATTGGAGATTCCACGAATGCATTGTCGGGATCTTCGCAAAGACAGTATGGAACAGCCATCACTTTGTCTCCCACTCTTGAAGATAATAGGCTATTAGATATAGCAAAGCTGCTGCGAATGCTACTCTAGCTAGCTCTTCATGAAAGAGATATTGCGCAAGTCCCCATGAAAGAGTTGATGTAAAGCAGAAAGCTAGAAAGATGAGCATCTCTTTCACTTTGTCTCACTCTCAGTTACGGGTAGGGGATGATCGGGAGACTCAGTGTAATCCACTTCCACCGAAAGAACCTTGAAGGAATCACAGTACATTGCTTCCTCTGCGAGATCGATTCGACCTTCCTCGACTTCTTTCTTATACGCTTCCTGAAATTGCTCGGGAGTCATATCAGGATTCTCCTCGGCAAAGACAAGCTTTCGCTTCCATCCATCACCGTTGAATGTCAGTTCGACTGTGATTCTCTCGGTCACTTCGTCTCCTTCTTTTTTGTTAGCACGATGAAACAGCCCAAACAAATCCTCTTGCCTTCAAACATCACGGTAGTCATGAAACCGATATCGAAATGACACCGCGCACATTCATCTCTCGGCTCACGTTCATTTGGCTCGAACATTTCGAATCTCCTGTCTTTTCGAACAAGTTTTCTTGTGTTGATGCGGTTGATTGTGACATTCAGAACAAACTCTATGAGGAAGATAGGGAAACGTACAAGTACAATGATCTAAGGCTTCAGGAATATCCCAAGCCTGCTCGACAATGCAATTCGGACTATGACGAATGTAAGTATCCTTCATCGAAACCTCTGTGAAGGGTTCCGGATTCTTGCGCTCTCCGCGGAAAAAACAGGAGATGTAAAAACCACGGAAAGGGACGCACCGGAACCCTTCACGGAGGCGTCGAAACCTCCGTTGCTTTGTATCTACCCGCGATAAGTCATTATCTTATTCCTTTCTCCCTTTGACACGGCAAACAGAACGAACTTTTCGGTGTCCGACAGTCGCTTCCTTTCAAAGCGCCCCGGAGAATCTGCGCCCAACGCACGCGGCGACACTTGAAACACGCGATCTTTTTCATCAGTATCCGCCTTTTTCTGCTTGATCGGCGCAAAAATCGCACTGATATCCAAGCGAGACATCTTTCGGAGTCAATCGATTCTCTCGCTTACAAGTAGGACACGGTAGATTTCTCGGATTGTCTTTCGTTGCTGCTCTCAAGGCGGAACGTCCGCCAGGATCAGCGAAATCGCTACGATCCTCATCATCGTCGTACATTTCAATCTCCTGTCTTTCAAAAAAGATCTACAGCCCCATCCACGCTGTAGACAATCTCGGGCATCCACTCACTTTCAGCCGCCGAGTCTTTTACGTTGACTTCAATCACACGCGCCAAGCCTTTCGGCCACGCGATGCGAGCAATTCAGCCATTTCCCGCACGAGAGATTGCTCGTCGAAATTCAATTGACGATGATCCATCGTGCGCGTGAACATCTCACGCTTTCTGCCGACGATTTCATTGAAGTAATCATCGACACTTTCGAGAATGCTGAGATACGCAACGTCTACATACTCTGCAACGGATCCCGGACGCGTAAAGCGACCTTCAGACTGTTCCTCATTGACTGAATTCCACTGTCTTTCGACAATCAGACAGTCACTGCAAAACTGCCAGTTCTTGCCTTCACCGCTTGCCAACGTGGAAGCGATTAAGACTCGGCAGTCAGGGTCATTTTTGAAGGTCTGTTCCTTGTTCCAATTCGCCTGATCGCCGCTCTGAAGTCGAACGACTTTCACCTTTTTGATCTCGTCACTGTCGGATTGCTTGATCTCGAAGTTGATTAGATCCTCGATCATTGCGCCGACATCTTTGTGGTGGTGAAAGACAACGATTTTGCGAGGCGTAGATTCGAGGAAAGTCATAACGTGGTCTACAGCGTCGCCGGTTTTCGCGGCCCCGGCGATATGACGAAGCTTGGCAATGTATGCCAGCATGTTCATCATATTTTTGTCGGTTACGCCGCCGTCCTCATCGAATTCCTCGACAAATTGCTTCATTACGACACGATACTTTGTCTGCGCCTCGCCCGCTTCGAAATTGGTTGTCTTGTAGGTCCGGCGGATTTTCGGCAAATCAGGAAGAACCTTTTCCCGCGTCCTACGGATGATGAAATCCGCAGTGTAGTTTTCGAAATCCTTCACGCGATAAGACTTGATTCCACCGACTCGGGTCTTGTAACCGTCATTGTAAACGTCCACCCAATTTCGGTAGAAGCTGACGAGTGAAGGAAACTTACCGGGCTGAATCATGTTGAGGATTGTGAAGTATTCCCCAGCATGATTCTTGATCGGCGTACCGGACAAAGCGATAATGTGCTTTGCTTTGCTCGCAAGCTTTCTCACAGCGTGAGTCCGCTTGGCCTCGGGGTTTTTCAGATGTTGGCACTCATCGATGATTAGACACTGAAAAGGAAGCGCATCGATCTTTTCCGGAGTGTCCATCCACTTCGCTTCGCGGAGCGTATCCATCGAAACGATTACCACTTTGAAAATGTCCCAAAGCGGCATTTCCTTCGAAGAGCCGATAATCTGCGCGGCGTATCCTGTCCATTCGATTAGCTCATGGAGCCACTGTGTCTTCAACTGTGAACGAACTACGATCAGACACGGTAGGAGCAAACCCGAATGCTTCAGGATTGCGAGCAAGGCTTGAATCGTCTTTCCGAGGCCCATTTCATCTGCGATTAGGCACCGGAAATTACTCATTTCCTGAAACTTCAAACCATCAAGCTGATAGCCGTAGGGTTTGTGATGCTGATTGAGAGACTCGATTTTCTCGTAATCTCCCGCTGAGAGGAAATGAGTTTTCTCGGAGTAGGAATGACCGCATTCCAACTCGATTACCTTCTCAGTGTCGAAAAGGTATGAGGATTTCTCCACGGCAGGCTTGCCGCAGTAGCGGCAAATCTTTGAGACTTTTGTGCCCTTAACGTTGGGCATCTGGATTGTGGCGGACATTGTCTTACTTGTAGACCGCGCGGAGCTTCGCGATTTCGTTCAGCTTGCCGAAAGAGACAAACTCATACCTCGCAAGCACCCAACCGGCAACGCCGTCGTAATAGAAAAGAATCGCCTCGTCTGCACCATACAGAAGGTACAGATTGTCAAGCTCGAAAAACTCTAACATTGTCTGATCTCCCGTTTTTTATGCTGAAGTAGCATAAAAGGAATCGCTGCGCCGGAGCGTAGCGAAACCTTCGATTCTACTTCGATTCCTCGATTACTTCGAAGATTCCAGCTTTCGCTTCGTCGATTAATCGACGCGCCTCGACTGGCCGCCAAAGCTTGCAATCGCAAGGATCACCGGAATTCTTTCCGAAACAGCTTGCGATATGTACTAGTTCAGAATGCCCGCATACACAAAGCATATGCGGTGTGCGTCGGATAGGACCGTTTGACATTTCTCTATCTCCCTTTTTTATCGAGACTACTTAGCGGAAGCCGCCGATTTCGCAAGCGCCAAAGCTACCAATTCGAGCGCGTCGCACACTTCGCAAGTGACACCGTCTTTTACAACCTTCATTTCGACATTGTGGGTTGGGCAAAGTGTCGCGGGCTTTTTCGGAGCGTACTTTTCGCGGAATTCGGTGATGCTGATTCCGAGCGCGCTAGCTGCCGTTTGCTCCGCTTCTGAAACCGTAATCTTTTCGGTCTGATTCTTGCGCGCCGCAGACTTGAAAGATGCGTCCTTTTCGCGAAGCCGCTTCTTTTCCTCATTCGAAACCGCTTTGAGATCATTCTCGATATCGGCATCGATGCTGATGAGTCGCACCGCACCGGCAAGCTGCACCTTGCGAAGCTTCGCGCGATACTCGATTTTCTGATCGGTAGTCATAGACTGCCAATCAGTCTTATCGTTGAAAACCGCTCGATATTCCTCGGCGGACATTTCGCCTCCGAATACCAGACCCGGTACTGTGGATTCCATTAGAATTTTCTCCCGTTCTTTGATTGTGTGCCACAAACTGCATTCATCTTCCCAGACTCCCGAATGATGCGAACATTCGGTAGCGTGAATGACGCATCCGAGGATAGCGTAGTATTCGATTTCTCTGATATGCATTGCAGCGAGCGGAGCGAGCCTGATTTCCATAGAAAAAAAGATAGCTGAAGCATTCGGATATTGAGAGGATACTGCGCGGTTTCCATCCGGTTTCCGGCCTGTTTCCGCGCTAGGTCTATCCCGGCATCCTCAAGTAAACAAAGGACTTCCCGCGATTCGACGCGCGAAGGGGAGAGACGCATACCGACAAGGTAGGCCCGGCGGCCCCCCTTGTCAAGTGGTAAGATTACCACACCCTGTCCGAATCTCGGATTTATTTCTATTTTCTCTTTTCTTATTCTTTCTTCTTTTTTTTATTTTTTTTTTTTAAGATGAAGAGTTAAAGGTAGGGGGAGGGAGAAAGGGGGACGGCAGGGGTGCCTTTCAATGGGGACAGTCTCTAGGTCTGCTCGCAACGGCTCGCAACCTACTGATAGAGAGCGATTTAGCGGAATAGACCTAGCGAAGAAACCGAGCGGAAACCTAACGGAAACCTAACGGAACCCGAAAGATTCCCGGAAATTTAGGTGGGTTGAATCGTAGCGTCCCAGGATCGGACGGTTTCCTCGGAAAGAATAACCGAAAAGAATGAATATATCGTATACAATATACAACCGATTCCCGGCTGGCTCGTGGTGCTTCCTGCAATTGCTCTGTGGCGCTTCAGAATGCCCTAGGAATCGATCCGGCGATTTCGGCGGGCTAGGATACGTCGAAAAAACCGACGCGTCCTAGGGGTTAGAACAATATACTTTATATTGTATACAATCTCTAGCTGGCGCTGAGAGAAACAATATATTGCATATTGTATATTGTATACAATCCGAAATACGGAAAAAAAAGGCTCGCGGTTTCCCGCGAGCCTTTCGAGAGTTTTGCGGAGAGTTACGCCGCGGCGGATTCGGAGTGAGTCGCGGTCGGATCCTTCAGCAGCTTGACCGCGATCAGCAATTCGGCCTTTGTGAGATCCTTGCCGTCGATTGGCGAGAATCCACGCGAAGCGAAGTAAGTCGGCAGAGCTGCGCAGAGATCTCGCGCGGCCTTTTTCACGAGCTTGTCCGGGTCAGCTTGCTGGGCCACGTACACCGGCCCCAACTTGGCTTCGATGAATTTCAGCAAACCGTCCTTCGAACCCTTGAAAGTGGACAGAAGCGAATCCATGCTCCTGTCTTTGAATTCCAAGCGGACGCGCTTTTCGCCCGCCTTTTTCGTTCCGGCAGGGTACAAATCCTCTTTGACGTTGAAACCGTCGAAGCTGATCTCGATCGTCTTTTTCCGCATTTCGCTTTTTCTCCCGTCGCCCTTTGTTCCGGCGACCTACTGACAATCTAGGCCGCGCTAGCTGAATGTCAAGCGATCCGGCGTCTTTCTTTTCGGGTCCGCCGTCCGGCAACCGGACGTGGGCGCAACGGCGCGACGGTCGATTGGATTCGGCGAGCGTTGGGATTCGGAATGATGATTCGGGATCATTCGGGATTCCGTACCGTTTCGAATCGAATCGAAACCACAACCAAAATGCAAGAGTCTCATCCAACGGGACCGGGGGAGACTGTCTATCAAATGTATAAATGATTGAAACTTATTCATTAAATAAATAGGGTCCCATAAATTACTTTAATGATGAACAATTAAACTCCTTGACTTCCTTGCTCGTCAGTCGTACCTTGTCCTTAGCGGCAGCCGTAACTCTTCACGTATCTTTTCGATTGTCAGGAGGAATTGTATGAGATTTAGAGTCTCATCCGTGGCGCTTCTTATCTTTCTGATATCGAGCCTCTCTTTCGCTCAGTCGGGGCAGCAATACAGTACATCGATCTCGGCCACTTCCACAAACACTTCTGTCTCTTTCGGGTTCAATGCGACATCGATCGTCCTGAAAAACGATGGGGCCGCGTCTGCTTTCGTCAATTTCTCGAGTCCTACGGCTACCGTTTCTAATTTCGAGTTGAAAGTCGGAGAGACACTTTCAGTCTCAATCGACAAAGACAACAATTCTGGATGGACAGGTTTCGGAATCATCTGCGCCCCGGCTACTACGGCTACGGTTCGTATCTTAGCCTTGAAAAATGCGTAGATGATGGGATTGGATAAAGCATTCTTAAAGGGAATGCTCGGCGCTTTGATAGGAGCCTTAATCTTTCTCGTCGGATACACGATGTATCAAGATCATAAAGTCTTATGGGAAATCGTGAAGGTTTTAAATCAGAATCAACCGAAGGCGGTACAAAGTGAAAGTCAGAAGTAATCTAATCGGCTTTCTCATCGGTTTAATCGTATCTGCTCCTTTTGTAAACGCAGAAATACAACTTGCAAGTGCGGGGGGAATTTCTCTAGGTAATCCTGTCACAGGTGGAACTGCGAATCGTATCCTTTTTACCGGACCGACTGGACTGTTAACTGATGATCCTTTCCTGACAACTGATACAAGCGCCGCTGGTACTAATACATTTATCTTTAGACGTAATTCTACAGCTGGTACAAAGGCATTAGATATAAATGTCCCTGCAGGAAACACTGTCTCTAGTCAATGGGGAATCAACTTAATAGCTACTGGAAATACTAGCACTGGCGCTGTAATTGGAATACAAAGTCAAGGATCAGCAGCAGGGGCTGCTGCTCAAAGCTATGGAATAATTGGATCGGGTGCAGTAGGTACTACCAATAAAATCTTGATTGGTGTTCATGGACAGACAACTTGTAGCAATAGCTGCAGTATCACAACTAATAAAAACTTAGCAGTATGGGGGCGTGCTCTTTCTACTTCAAACACTTTACTAGATATTGGAGTGATTGGATCTTCTAGGGATGGATCCACTCATGCGGTTGGAGTTCTTGCCTTAGCTGGAGATAATTCAACCCCCTGGAATTTAACTCCTGGTCTAGCTGCTCTTGTTGCTGACAATCAAGCTACAACCCATGCAATCGCACGCTTCAAAGATAATAGTACTGACGTCGTTGTAATTCCTAATGGTGGTGGAATTCAATATATCGCAGGAACAGAACCAACCTGCGATGCTACAACTGCCGGTTTAGTAATGTTTGTCGCTGGTACTCCTGATACCTTTAGAGTTTGTGCGAAAGACGCTGGATCAGTTTACGGTTGGCGGACACTCATTTAAGGAGCGTGTGATGAAGAAGTTTCTGTTTGCCTTTATCTTGCTCCTTGGAGCGCAGAGCGCGGCAACGCAGGAGACATATACTCTCAACGCATCCGCTCCACAAGTCTCTAGACTGAATGTCGTAGTTAATTCAGTCAATGATAGAACTTGTATCAATTTCAATCAAGCATCAGGATGCACACAAGCTCAAGCATGTACAGCAGCAGGTATTTCCTCATCCTGTACAGCGGCACAGGCTCGTACAGCAAATGCGAGAATCTTTCCTTTGACGCAGGCAGGTCGAGAAGAATATATCACTTTTAATCTCGTAGCTACACAGGTTCAAAGCTATTTCGAGGCTACAATAGATTACAATCATAATAAGTATTGCACTTGGTTCCGAGCGCAGACCGTGACTGTCAAAAACGCTGAATGCAGTAAGAGCGGCGCCCCGACCGATTGCGAGCTTTGTCGATAAGGAGGACAAGATGCAAATCTATCTGTCGCTTCTGATTTGTATACTCGGCTTAGCATTCTATTGGTTTGCAGATCCTCCTGCAAAGGCTGCTGAGATTGGCAAGTTAGCTTTCTTCGCAGGTCTGTTTGTCTTCCTTCTACAATTCGGTGGCTCAGCTAGCATCAAGTGATTAGGATTTGTCTCTACGTTGTTTTGCTAATATCCCTGACCGGCTGCGCGATAGCGATTTGCCGAGAGATACCGAAACCCTTACCGACTCCGGAGATTGTGGAATGACTGATGATTTGAAGGCTCTTGATAAGGAAATGGAAAATCCTTCGATTGATTCACGAGCAGTCGCAGCGCCACGATTCGAACTTCCTCCTGAACTTATCAACGGTATTATAGAAAAGTTACTCGCTGCACTTATCGAAAGAATCCTCGCTTATTTCCAGCCGGATCCGAAACCTCCCGCAGTAATCAATCCTCCACCGATTATCGTTGCGCCTCCGCCAGGAATTGATCCTGGGCCTCCCGGTGGTCCGCCTACATTAGTTTATGAACAGTGGATTCGTGCAGGTATCCACGTTGTTTATCATAATTGGTTTAAAGGTGATTCTGCACAAGGAGTTCCTGAAGGTGAATCTACTCCGCATGAAACGGAAATGATTCGTCAAGGTTTGATGGGATTTCCTCCTGCGGCTAATGTCCGAATCAGCGCGGATCCGATGCCGACTAACTGTATCGAGTTTCCTTTTCCCAAGATCCATGTCATTCGTAAGAATGAAGAGACTGGACTTGAAGAGGAAGTTGTTCTTACGAAGGAAAATCCTCAACCTGAATCTTGGGTAATCATCCAGGGTGGACAGACTGCGGGTGGTGATTATATTCGAAGTAACGGTCATTTCCCGATTCTCGTATTCGATGCACCTTCTGTCCGTTCCAGTATCCGAATCTGGTTCGAGGCGTCGAACGGTGCGAGATCTAACGATTTCGGAATGCCGTGGGCGATTCGTGGAGATGGACGATCTCCTGCCTTAATGACTACATCTGCATCTAGAAAAGCTGAGCCATTTCCTGATGATGAGCCGCAGGAATTGCAGTATCGTATCCGATAGATGAAACCGTGGCCTGCGATCTTCTTGACTTTTGCCTTTTGGGTCAAGCAGTATTGGAATAAGCAACCAGTTTTCTGGGCTTTGATAATCATGTTGGGAATAGCAGCATTAGCCGCGATGATCGTTGGGTTTTCGACACCAAGACAATTACCGATAAGTCCAGAACCAATCGACGCTACGCCGTATCCAGATCAAACGCCGTGTCCGCCGCCTTGGAAAGTTTGCTAGGAGATAAAGGGATGACTACCGAAAAGAAGACCTTCGACGAGATTCAGGCTGAAGAGGCTGCTGAGAAGGCAAAGAAATCTGAAGCTGCTGCAGAAAAGAAAGCTGATGCAGACGAGAAGGCTGCCGAAAAGAAGGCTGAAGCGGAAGCCGCGAAGCCGAAGAAGGAAAAGAAGAAGCTGTCTGTCGATGCAATCGGTTTGAAGCAGCATATCACAGGATTAAGCAACATCAAGGATTGTGTCCGATATCTCGTGATCTACGTTCTCGATCATCCTGCTGAGGCGGAAGCGATTCGTGATAATGTTGATGAATTAGCCGCTGCGGTTGCGACTGGCGTTCAGGGACAGTCGAACGTTCCGGCGACGTAGATTGGAAATAACCGAGGCGTTTGCGCCGACGTTAAATGAAGTTGGCGCAAGTGAAGTTGAAGTAGGAGACAAACAGATGGAACTTACAGACGAAGAAGCGGAAAATCGTCTGAATCGTGAGGACAATCTCGTCAACATGCTTGTCCAGCATCGGACAATGCATGAAAATCAAGGTCGGAAACCGGGAGATGTAGCCATCCCAAAAGAGTTGAAGGCTCTGATCGGGATGACTGCGGATGAGTCTACGCAGAAGGAAATAGCTGAAAGCTTTGGCGTCAGCCAAATGACCGTTTCAAACATTGAAAGAGGAAAGACTTCCGCAAGGAAGGCTGATGAAAAGCTCATCGACATTGCCGAGCAAAGACGTAAGACTTCGTCTGAGAAAGCGTTAGACAATCTTATGGATTTGCTCGGTCGTGTTCCCGAGGCGGCGAAAACTGCGACAAAGTTGCGTGACATTTCTGCTGCTGCGAAAGATATGGCTGCCGTGCATGAGAAAGTTTCGGGTAGACATGGAAGCGGTCAGGATGTAAAGGTTTTAATCTATGCGCCTCGACTCGCATCAGAACGTGATTACGGTGTAATCGAAGTGGAAGCTCAGATTATCGATTAACCGAGGCCCGTGGGCCAACGTGAAATAAGATAGATGTCAGAAGAAACTCCAACACGCGAATGGCGACCGAATCCAGGTCCGCAAGAAAAGTTTCTCGCTCTGCCGGACTCCATTTTCGAGGGATTCTACGGGGGAGCCGCGGGTGGTGGGAAGAGCGATGCTCTTCTTATGTTACCACTAGTCAGAGGTTTCTACAAGAACCCAGCATTCAAGGGAATTATCTTCAGAAGGACATTCCCGCAGTTAGAAGAAAGTCTAATCTTAAGAAGCAAAACCCAAATCGGCGTACAGGGACCAAGCTACTACGATTTCGGCGGAAAGTATAACGATCAGAAACACGTCTGGACATTTCCAAGCGGCGCCACGATGCGCTTTTCCTACATGGATCGTGATGAAGATGCACTCGATCATAAATCGGCGGAGTATAATTATGCCGCCTTTGATGAGCTTACTACATTCACCGAATTCATGTACACTTACCTTACATCCCGAGTCCGATCTTCCGATCCAATGCTTCCGGCGATTATCCGAAGCGCCTCGAATCCTGGAGATATCGGACATTTATGGGTTAGACAGCGATTCGTTGAGCCGCATAAATTCGGTTATAAGATCATTCATGCGAAATTACCAAATTCAGAGATTATCAAGCGGATCTTCATCCCAGCGAAGCTATCTGACAACCCGCACCTGAATGAAGCAGATCCGAATTATACGAATCGTCTCGAACTTCTACCGGAAGCTGAGCGAAAAGCGCTAAAAGAAGGAGATTGGTGGACTTTCTCGGGACAGTACTTCACCGAGTTTCGATCTATCCACTTTCCATCGGAACCTGACAATGCTCTCCATGTCTGTGATGATTTTGATGTCCCGAGTTACTGGCCGAAAATTATCTCCATTGACTGGGGATTCGATCATAAGAATGCAGTTTATTGGATCTCTGTTTCTCCTGATGAGCGAGCTTTTGTTTATCGTGAGTTGGTTTGCCGCAAAACCTTGATCTCAGACTGGGCACCGCAAGCTGCGCGATTGAGTCAATTCGATGGGAATATCGTAGCGTTTATCATTGACCCTTCTTCGAAACAGGAAAGAGGTCAAGAGGAAACGATAAAAGAGCAAGTCTCTAGATACACGGGATGGGACTTGGAAGATGCCGACAATTCCCGTCGATCAGGATGGATGCTTATTCGAGATTTCCTGCGATGGAGACAGAAGTCTAAACGGTACGTTCCAAAGGAAGGATACTCTCAGGAAAGAGAGCAGTGGATCCTCCGAATCCGAGGCGAAAAAGAGCGAGACGACTATCTACGTCTATTTCAGCCTGAAAAAGAAGAGACAAATCTCCCTCGATTACAAATATTCAAGTCATGTACTGACCTCATCAACACGATCCCGCTTGCGGTTCATGCTGAGCGAGATCCAGAGGATATTGAGAAATTCACCGGAGACGATCCGCTTGATTCAATTCGATATGGAATCAAAGCAGTCCATCGCTACCTTGAAGAATCGAAAGCTGAACATAAGAAAATCCAAGAAAAGGCGGCGATTCTTGAGAGCTTCCGAGTAACTCAGGACGCTACAAGTTTCTACGCCAAGATGAGACGATACGAGGCTAATTCGAAGGTCGTTCCCATTCAATTGCATAGGAGACATGGTTACTATGGCATACGAAAAATGTCTAGTCGAAGGCTCCAAAGTTAAGCCACATCAAAAGCATGATCCGCAATACTCCTGCTCAGATGTCTCAAAGATGGAAATCCTTTCTGGACATCATGCAGATGGATGTGCCCACGTTGGCTACATCAACGCGAAAGTTTGTGGGTGTAATCCTCAACCCGACCAGGAACTTCCTGAAAATCCTGCAAAGCCTTCTCAGCCGATCTTTGAGAATCGTCCTCGTCCCGATCATGAGTTGCCGGAAACTCCTGACCCGAAATCCGGAAAGAAACCTAACCCTGGAGTACGTTGATTTCCTGAAAAATCAACTTCAGTTGATGACTCAGGAGAGGGATTTGTATCGGAAAGCGTACTTGACACTGGAAAATCTGGAAAGTCCTAACCCTCCAGACTTTTCAAGTCTGAACCTTGTAGCAGGATTCGAGCCGTGGAGTGTAAAGAAGCGTAAGATCGAGGCGATGCGGCGAAAAGCTGCTAAAGAAAAGCTGAATGACTCCGATTCCTCCGATTCCTGAAGAAATCGATCCGATGGAGATGATGGCTGAAATGCAGCCAGAGATTCCTGAAATCCCTGAAAATCAGGCGATCGATTTGACAGATCCTGAATCGCAGGATCCAAATCAGTCAGACATTGACCAATTAGCCGGAAATGTCAAGAGCTTGATCGATATGATTGAGCATCGGGAGGTGGAAGTTCGTCGATTCAAGACTGCGGTGTGGCGTCGTAATGAGTTGATGTATCGTGGCATTCAAAGATTGTTCTGGGATGAAGGTTCTACCTCGTATCGTTCAGCTTCCAGTCTCACGTCGCAAGAGATGGAAAGCTTGAACATGGAGAATGAGAAACTTGACGGTATCATAAATATCGTCAAGGCTCATGTCGATTCGATTGTCGGTGCTTTGTCGAGTGCCATTCCGACAACTCGATTCTTTCCGAGAGACGCAGACGATCCATCAGATTTGATGACTGCACGAGCCTTCACAAAAGTTGCGGATTTCGTCGAAAAGACGAATCTCGCACCGATGCTCTTGATCGAGGCTCTTCACATTTTATCGACCGAGGACTTTGTCGCTGGGTTCGTGCATTGGAAGAAGAGTGAAAAGTACGGTACGTATCCTGTCGAGAAATATCGTACCGAAATGTCTACCGAAACTTATCACATCTGTCCGGGTTGTGGTTCGATGATGGATCCAATAGATCCAATGTCTCAGGATCCGATGAATCCGGGTCAGTACTGCGAAACTTGTGGGGAAAATGTACAACCGGAACCAATCGAGCAGCAGCAAGAAGTGGTGGTTTTGGACAGGGTTGATGAAGAGCATAAAGGCCGAGTCATTATAGAATTGTATGGGCCTCGCCACGTTACGGTTCCGCTTGGATGCCGTAGACTTCCAGATACTCCTTTTCTGTCGTTAGAACAGGAAGTCCATCTCTCAGTTCTAAGAAGTCTATATCCAAAGTTGGATTTGAAGACAGTGGCGGGAGACATTTACGAGAACAATGCATGGGCACGCATTCCAGTCGAGTATGAAAGTCAACCGACATTCTACGTCACGGTAAAGCATACCTGGCTTCGTGAGTGTGCGTATCATATGCTGATGGATAAGGATAAGGAAGCTGAGTTGAAGCGTCTTTATCCAAAGGGATTATGCGCTGTCATAATCGAGAATCAAGTCGCTGAAATCTATGGTGATGAAATCGAGGATCATTGGGTCTTGTCTCGTAACCCAATGTCCCGATTCATCCATTCCGATCCCGTGGCTAACACGATAATCCCGGTACAGGAAATGTACACGGATTTGAACGATCTCACGATGGATACGATTCGCCACGGTATCCCTGAAACTTTCGCAGATACGAATGCAGTCGATTTCAATGTCTACAAGAATCATCAATCGATGCCCGGTACTTTGCTTCCCGCAAAGGCGAAGCCTGGGATGGGATTAGATAGCAGCTTCTTCACGATGAAGACTGCAAGTTTGAGTCGAGAAGTCGAATTCTACATGCGTGAATTGAAGGAAGCTGCGCAATTCGTTTCAGGTGCTTTCCCTTCAGTTTACGGTGGCCCCGGTGCTGGTGGCGGGACGGCCTCCGAATACGAAATGTCTCGCAATCAAGCCTTGCAGCGTTTATCAATCTTATGGAAGATGGTAAATGCGTGGTGGCCGCAAGTCATGACGATTGCGACCAAAATGTTTAAAGAGAATCTGCAATACGATGAGAATTTCGTAAAGAAGGATGGAGACGGTTTCGTAAATGTCTGGCTCCGTCGCTCTGAGATGGAAGGAAACATCGCAGATATCGAGCCTGAATTGTCTGAACAGTTCCCTGCATCGTGGGCACAGAAGAAAGCTGCGATTCAGGAACTTATCTCATCGCAGAATCAGGCTCTACTTGGTACAGTCTTCCATCCGACAAACATGGAATTCGTCTATCAGACACTCGGTTTGGAAGATTTGAAGATTCCCGGTAAGGCAGATCGAGATAAGCAATTGACAGAAATCTCGATGCTTGTCAAATCGGGGCCAAATCCAGACGGCAGTCCTACGATACCTGTCGATACAGAGTTGGACGATCACGATATCCACGGCCAGACGATTCGTGATTGGTTGATTTCCGATACAGGGATTGATGCCAGAGTAAATAACCCTGAAGGTTGGAATAACGTTTACATCCACATGCAAGCGCATGCGATGATTAAACAGCAGCAAATGATGCAGCAACAAATGGCTGCCGAAGCTCAAGCTGCTGCTGGACAGAAAACAAAAGGAAACGGAAAAGCTCCGAGTGCCTCACCACAGGTGAACGCACCGGAAGAAATGCCTGGAGGGCAAAATGCCGGATGAAATCGCAGGAAGTACAGGCGGCGCCTCAGAACTTGAACAGGATTTAGAGATCCTGAATTCGGAACCTGAACCCGAATCTGAGAAAGAAATAGACGATGCAATCGATGACACTTCTGAAACTTTACCTGAACCGGAGTCAGATGACGAAGAAATCGAAGAGCCGATTGAAGAAGGCGAAGAAAAAGCTACCAGGGATGCCGAAAAAGAAGCCGAAGAAGTCGCGAAGCTCGACTTACGCGGAAAAGAACTCGTCGCGAAAATCAACAAGATCTCTCCGCGTCTCCTGAAAGAAGCTCCTGAGCTTCGTGGTGTAATTTTCAGGGATCACGAGTATGCCAAACTTTTCCCGACGGTTGACGATGCGAAAGAAGCTTCTGGCCGATTACAAACGATGGATCAGTTTGAGCGATCTCTTATGGCTGGAGATTCCAATTTGGTCCTCTCTGCGCTCTCTCAGTCAGATCCAAAATCCTATGAGAAATTCGCGACCAACTTCCTTCCGACGCTTTTCAAAGGGGATAAGCAGACTTACATCAAAGTAACTCTCCCGCTTGTCAAGAACATTCTTCGCTCGGCGATGGCTGATGGCGATAGAATGGGTGGAGATTTCGGTAAGAATCTCGCGAATGCAGGGAAGGTAATCGCAAAGCATTTATTCGACAGTTACAGCGTACCGGACGATCCGAGGCCCACGCAAAATCCAGATCAGCAGAGATTCGAGCAAGAGAGACAGAACTTTTACCAAGCCCGATATCAGGAATTCGACACGGGCACGAAAATCACTGCGCTGACAAAGTTCGAAGGCGATGTCAAGGAGTCTCTAAAAAACTACAGACTCACTGATTTCGTAAAAGACGCTTTGATCCACAAGATCATCAAAGAAACCAACGAAACACTTGGCAAGGACGCGAATCATGTTGCGTTAATGAATTCGCTTTGGGGCCGAGCCAAGAAATCAGGACTGTCGGAAACTGCAAAATCCCAGATTATCTCCGCGTACCTGGGTCGCGTTAAAACGGTTATGCCGGGCATCCGGGCAAAGTTGCTAAGAGAGGCTTTGACTGGAAAGTCGCAACCATCTGGAAATGGAAACCCAAAAAACCGAATCACGCCGTCTAGGACCAATCAAGAATCGAAAGTTGTGTCTGGCCGTAATGTAGATCCAAAGAGTATTGACTACCGTAAGACATCCGATATGGATATACTGAACGGTAAAGTCACACTTCGAAAGAGATAGATCGCGAAGGCGATCTGGGAGAAAAAGAAATCATGGCTGTCACAGAGGCGCAAGTCGCAGCTGCTGAACTTGAGAAAGTTAGGACTAAACTTCCTACCCTTTTCGATAGAGATGGGCTTTTCTACGCTGATATCCTGAAGCGGGATGTCGAAGTCGTTTCGAATATCAGTATGAGAATCCCGTTAGAGATTCGGCCCGGTGGTCGATTTGGACATTACAATCCAGAAGGTGGATCTCTGGGTCGTGGTGATGGGCCAGTCCTTGAAAAGGGTTTACTGCCTACTGCACACTTAAAGTATGGCGTTGAGTATAACCATCTGACGGAAATCGCGACTGATGATCGTCGAAAGTCTGTCGTGAATTACGTTAAGAGAACCGTTGCGAAGTCGATGGCTGAATTCCGTCGTCAGGTCGATTCTCTTTGCATGACCGGCGGTGATGGAGTTTTGGCTACGATTTCTGGCGTTTCTACTTCCGGTGGTAAGGATACGTATACTTGCGCCGCGGCAGGTGATGGATTCGGCGTTCGTCTGTTGCGTTTCGGTTCTTTCTACAGCGTTTATAACTCTACTCTAACAACTCGAAAGGTATTCTCTACGCTGGGAACCGTTAATGACGAAGGTCCGATTGATCTTTACGAGTTGCAGGATAAGCGTGTTCGATTCAATGCAACTGTTGCGGCGCCTGCGATTGCTGGCGATAAGATCGTGGTTTCTGGTTTAACTGCGACTCCTCCAGTTTCGATCCTTGGTGTGCCGTATCATCACAACAATGCATCATCTGGCACGTGGTTGGGATTAGATCGTGGTGCGAATCCTGAGATTCGTGCGAATCGCGTTACGGCTTCGTCCAGTTTGGCCTTAACACATCCGAGACTGGCGCTGAATAAGATCGGGGATCGAATCGGTATCGATCACGGTATGAAATGCGTCGCATGGATGCATCCTTGCCAAGCGCAAGCTTACGAAGAGCTTGGACAATTGGCTGTGATGATTAACAAGCAGGCGAAAGAAGAGTCGCTGAATCTGTATTTCAACGACAACATGATGATGGCCGGCGCGCCTGTCAAGCAATCGTATTCGTGGGATAAGACACGAATCGATTTCATTGTTGGGGAAGTCTGGGGTCGTGGCGTTATGGAGGAACCCGACTTCTACAAGAATCCATCCGGTGGATATACGTTTGAGGCTCGTTCTGCTTCAGATGGTGGAGTTGCCGCGGCGAATATGTTCTATATCACCGCGAGCTTCAACATCTTTGTGGACAATCCGGCGGCTTGCTCGTATATCTCCGGATTAACAGTTCCCTCGGGCTATTAATCAATAGCTCGAAGCGGAGCGCGGTGAGAGAGGGTTTGCCGGTTTTCCCCAAAAAACCGGCGCTTTGATTTCGATTTCGATATCATGGAAAATATCAAACTCATCAATAAGAGACTGATCGAAGAGTACGGTACAGGGATCTATATCTCTAAGACAGGGGAAACGATTCCTGACGCGCGACCGAAGTTCCGAGTCGTGTGGGCTGACGAACAATTCGAAATGCGCCGCGGTACGTTCAATATCTTCAGCGGAAAGATCTTTTTGCGTACAGAAGTCGGAATCAAGAAGGTTCGAAAGTATTCGTATATCAACGAAAGATGGATTCTCGAGAAGTTAGTCTTTTCTCCTACTGAAGAACTTCCAGAATCTGAGAAGGGACACTATGAGATCGTCTGGAATTTTGAATCGAAAGATGGTAAGTACCTCAAGCCTATTTGGATTGCCATAAATCTCCTTGTCCAAACGTTGCTCGGCAGATCGAAGTGGCACAAGGGGCAAAAAGAAATCAATGCAGAGGAGGCTGAAAAGTTCAAGAAGGAAATCGCTGAATTCGAGGAGCAATTAGATATCTCTACACCGATGCAAACGCAGTTTAGACACGGTGAAGCTGTAATCATTCACCGAGATAATGAGAAATAAGATGGGTAAGACTACAGTCGTTTCGATTTTCCCGTTCGATGTCAATGAGGAGAAACCCGGTGTTTATCCTGGCAGATTCCTTATACCAAAAGCTATCAACGACAAACCGCAGACTCTACAAGTGGCCGATGGGTTTACATTCTATTATGACATCGACGCAAAAGCCATCAAAGTTCCAATTCTTGCTGAGTCTCTTGCGCAATCAATTGTCTACGACTTCTGTTCCTCCTTCATGTCCTACACCCCCGATGCGGGTCCAGGGCTTTTCTGGGTGGAAGGAGCTTTTACAGAACAGGAAATCATAGATAGATTTGCTGATAAGATTATCGAAGCACGAAATCGACAGACTGAATGGTTCCGTCGAATTTGTCGCCTCGCGGATGACGATTGGGCACGTTACGGTGTGCATAAGGCGATCTCAGATTTGCAGAGATTTGCTGCGGATTATCTGAAGTATGATCGTCCTTGGGCGAGACAAATCGAGCAGGCTAGAATGGTTTCCTGCCCTGCGTGTAGACAGACGATTCCTGATGATGCAATGATTTGTGCTCAGTGTCGAACAATCGTAAAGCCTGAAGAGTATAAGGCTCGAGGATTCAAGCAGGTCTGATTTTCCAAAGAGAGAAGAATGCCAATCCTGATATCAGCCTGCATCACCGAGGCGCAATCGCTTCTGAATGATATCTCTGGGGATATCTATACATCGAATGCGCTTCTCCCTTTCGCGAAAAAGTCTTTTCGCGAATTGATGACTCGGTTGATAAAGGAGGGGATGCCTTATCCGACGAAAACCAACTTCGATACGATTCCTGCATCTGCTGTGGTTGGAATTCCTTATCAAATCACCGATATAATCCAGCCGATTTCGATGTGGGAAAAGGCGTCTGGAGATGCTGACGAGTTTTATGTCCCAATGGTGGAGCGTGAAACTTTACCGAATACCGTATTAGACGCTACGCTTAAATATTGGTCATGGCGTGGGGGATCAATATTTCTCATCGGGGCCACGGCGGATCGTGTCGTAAAGACGTATTACAAATACCTTCCAGAAGTGGACGATGCAGAATTCGATATCAGTCTGATCGCAAATTCTCAGACATTCCTCGCGTCTCGAATCGCGTCGATTGCAGCGTTTGTAGTCGGTGCGAATAAAGAGAGATCTGAGGCGCTTGCAGCGGATGCAAAAGACGCTCTCGAAGAACTTGTCACAACGCAAGTAAAGCAACGTCAAAACCTTCCGGTGAGAAGGTTAGGCTATCGGAGACGTAGAACAACTAACTGGTTTCAGTGAAACCTGGGCTTCGGCCTGTTAGGATAAAGAGATGCTTGGAAGATCGATTTGGAGTCAATTAACTGAGAGAGTCAAGAACGGTATCTATGATTTCTCAGTTGTCGTTCCGATTACGTCAGCACAAATTAAGGCTCTCAGGGCTACACCGATCACGTTAGCTCCAGCACCGGGAGTTGGATTCATCAATGAGTTTCTCGGTGCGATGTTGCTGCTGGATTACGGCGGATCCAACGCTTTCGTGGATTCTGCCAATAATCTCGCAGTGCGCCTCGGAGATGGTACAGGAGTGATTGTTTCAGAAGCTATCGAGACTACAGGCGTTCTCGATCAGACTGCGGATACAATTACGACTGCACGGGCTAAGATCGATGCGATTGTCTCGAAGGCAAATGGTGAAGATAAGGCTCTTGTTCTTCATAATACAGGGGCTGGAGAAATCACCGGAAATGCAGCCGGCGACAATATCGTCCGCGTCAGAATGACTTTCCGAGTTCATTCGACTGGATTCTGAGATCGAGCAGTGGGAAGGGGACACGCTCCGATAGTCATACAGGAATTCAACGGTCTATTTGATCGTGGATCGGATGATGTAGTTCCGATCGATCATTTTAGAGAAGGTTTGAATTTCCGATTCACTCAATTGGGAGTGAATACCCGTGGAGGGATCTCGGAACTTACCGATTTTCCAACACCTATCAAGCGTGTCCACCTTTACACTCGAATCGGAGAAGCTCAGCGCCTCCTGATTCTAAATGATAACAATCAACTCTTTGATAGCGTCCAAAGTCTCACAGTTCCTATCAAAGATTTCAATCCTCTAGAAGTAATAGACTTCTCGGTCGTCAGTCTCTTTAATCGTGCCTACATCTCGATACATGATAGAATCTCTGGCCTAGCCAATGAATTCATCTATGTCTGGGATGGGACGAATTTCAGAAAAGCTGGCGGTGCTGCGCCTACAGTAGCATTAGCAGCGGCTACATCTGCAACGGCAGGAAACGTCGAAGTCGGCCTACATTTGATAAGGTATGCTTACGAGACTGACTCAGGATTTATTACTCTGGGTTCTCCTTCTATTTCTTATACTGCTCCGGGTAATAAGAAAATCGACCTTTCGGCAGTTGCGGTCGGTCCTACCGGAACCGCTGCGAGGCACATTCTCGCGACGAAAGTCATCGTTGGATATTCAGGCAGAGAAGATGACTACGAATTCTTCTTCGTCCCGGAAGGAAAAATCGACAATAACACTGCGACAACAATTGCAGTTAGTTTCTTTGATAATGACCTTCTATCTTCTGCTGATTATCTACTGGACCAACTAACTGAAATCCCGACTGGATGCTGTCTTACTTCATATCAGGGATCTTTGGTTGTGGGAGGGGAATTTGATAAAGAAAGTGTCGTCAGAATTTCTCGCCCAGGTGAACCGGAGTCGTTTTCGTCTGTTGACGGGTTCGTACTCGTCAATCCCGGTGATGCAGGAGAGGGGGTTAAAGCGGCTATCGAATACCGCGATCTTCTTCATATTTTCAAGTCTCAGCGCACTTATGTTACGCGAAACAATGGCAACTCCCCTGCTACGTGGGATGTTAATCTTGTTGATAACGGCATTGGTACTGAATGCTTCGGAACCTCCATTGTCCTTGATTCTCTTGGTAATACGCAAGATAGATTTATCATCGCTGATACCTCCGGTCTCTTAGGATATATCGGATCTTTCGGTGATAAGCCTTTATCTTGGAAGATTTATGATATCTGGAATCGAATCAATCGTCAATATTTCACGCAAATTCAAGTCTATATCGATCCGACGGACAAAGTCATTTATATCAATGTCCCACTAGACGATGCGACCGAACCAAATTATGTCTTAATTGGAGATTATAAGAATGGTCTATCTCCTGAGACGATTCGATGGGGACTTGATACTTATTCGAAGAAACCTACATCGATCTTTATCCGGTCAGTAAGAGCGATGGATGATCTTGTTCCCCGTTTGGAGTTTGGATCATCCGATGGTAACACTTATGTCCTACTTCCTGATAATCTAAGTGATGATGGCTCTATAATTTTATCTTACGTCAAGACTGCCCTTCTTTACAACTCTCCAGAAGGTCGAATTTGTCACTTCGCTAAGATCCAGTTTAGAGTTACTGGGGCTGGAAATCTCTTAATCACGATAAATGGACAAGATGGAGTCCTTCCTGCAACGATAAATCCATTGGCACTTTCGACGGCTCCAGGTAGAGATCTATTCAGACTTCTGAACCTGACAAATGAGAAGATGGCTGTCCAGATCGGGACGAATGCTGTCAATCATGGCTGGTATCTGAACCGTATCATCGTACATGCTCAGGAGATTTGGGAGGAGCGTCCACATTGAGTAGCGCCAACCCTGAAATCCTGATTCTTGGTCGTCAAATAAGCGATCCAAAGCTCTATCAAGCTTTCAAGGAAGTCAACGATAAGCTCGAACTCATTCTTAAATCGTTTGTCTTCAGTGAAGATGGACGCATCGGATTTGGATTCCATCCAGCGTTTTCCGCGATGTTAGATTTGAACTCTACAGCAGCTAACGATCCACGGAAAAAGACTGGCTTCGGTTTGAATAATGTGACTCTCTCAGATAAGCTCAACATCAACATGCCCGCGAAGGGGCTGCTTTTATACGATGCATCGAACAATGTCTTATCCTACTACAACGGTCAAAATTGGGTCAATATCGGTCAGTCTCTTTCTGCATCTGGGACAGTTGGATCTTCAGCTGGAATAGAGACAACATTAATCGAGACAGTTCTACCTGCGTCATTTCTCAGGAATGACGGAGATTCTTTCACCTTCGTCTTCATGGGATACAACACCCTTAGCGGCAATAACAAGACTTGGAGAGTCCGCCTCGGAGCTTCGAGAATCTTCGAAGTTTCTGGAATTTGGGATAATGAATCCATTTGGGGATTTGGAACTTGTCTCCGTACAGGTCCAACTTCTCAGCAATCTGGTGGATTTGCTATGCATGGAACCGCAGGTGCCACAGGTGGTGGAATTGCGTCTATCCCGTTCCTGACTACCGAAATCATGGCTAATGAATTGACCTTGAAATTAACCGGCCTAGGCGCCTCAAATAATGACTGCGTCGGATACAGTCTCCGAGCGACTCTAAATTAAGGAAAAAGAAATGGCTCGACGATTTGACGAAATGGGCTTCAATGATTTTGATCGCTCTGGATTTAATTTCGGTGGATCTCCACCTTCTCCGCCAGATGAAAACATGCCAATATCTCCTTGGCCTGGAGTACCAGTTGGAAATCCACCAACTCCAAATCCAGTTTTAATTCCTCCATTTGGACCTGGAGATGGAGATGTAAGCGGTGGTGGGGGTGGTGGATATAATCCTGATCCTACTGGTGGAGGAGATGTAAGAGGACCGAAACCTTTCAATCCAGGTGGTCCTCCATCAATTGGCGGTCCAATTACTCTTCCTCATAATCCTGGATTTGAACCTCCAGAAGATGTCCCATCAGAACCGACAGGGCCACCTCCAACTTCTTTTAATCCGCCAAGTTCCGCTCCTAGATTTAATAGTGGTGGGGCATATGCGGGGCCTGCAAACAATACGGTTGTATCTCCTCCACCTACTGGACCATTTAATCAACCTCCATCAGGCAGACCGAATGTCGGATCGTATCGAGCTTATCGACCAAATCTAAAAACGAGGAATGATGCATTTCTTCGCGGGAATAGAGTTGGTGGGATGGTTCCTGATCCAGCATTCATGAATCCGACAGATACAGGGTACGGTGGACTTCGTGTCGGTGGATATAACGATCCTTCGAATCCTCTTCTAGATGAAAATCAGAGACGAAGGAGACAGAACGATCCGAATGCTGGCGCTTTCGGTTTGGGATTAGGAGGCTAAAATGCCAACTAGAAATCCTGGCCCTCCGCCACCGATGCCGCCGCATGGATCTGCGGATCCAGATTCGCCTAATTATAATCCTGAACGCGCTCGTATGCAGGATGAAATGGGGATGGAAGCTTGGGATAAATTAACCCAAGATTGGCAAAGATGGGCCGCGCAGGAAGACGAATATATCGGTGATGCAATCGCGGAAGGGATGCGAATTGAAGACATTCCTTCTCCCTGGAATCCCAATGAAAGATATGAAAATGTTCATGAAAAGGGTAAGAATGTCTTCGACAGATATGGAGAAGACAGACAAGCCCAGATTCAGAGAGATGCTCTAAATAGATTAGTAAGAGCGGGACATTTAACGTGGGATCCGAATATCGGTCTTTACCGCTCCGGTGGAATCGGAGAAATGCGATACGGTGAAGATTATCGCAATGAAGCAGGTCAGAGAGTTGGATCTGGATCTACTGCACAAGCAAGAAATTATGGTGGGACTGCTACAACCCCGCAGATTTTCGGAACTGGGACTGCATACGGTGGACAAGCAACTGCGCCTCCGCCTGCTGCGCCACCTGCAAATACTCCAACGGGAAACGCAGCGGATAGACCATATTTAAATACCCCAAATTCAGCGTATGATCGTGGATGGTCACGATATTTAGGCCACGGTGGATCTAGTCCTTCTACAAGAAGGCCCGTTTCATCGACAAGTCCCTTTGGAGATGTACGTCAAGGTGGCGTAACTGATCCAAATAATCCTTTTTACAGCTTGCCAGGAAGAACAACTGGATACATTCCTGGATTATCTCCGACTCAGTGAGGATGGGATATGGGCCTTTTTAGTTGGCTTGGTAAGAGCAAAGAATCTAAGCAGATAAACGCCGATCTTCTTCGTCAGCAAGATGAGGAACGTCGTCAACGTGACTCTCTTATTGATAAATACTCCGACATGGGCAATCAAGCCTATGACAGATCATCGAATCTTTATAACGAATCTCTAAATAATTATCGAGATATCCTTGGTAAGATGGATGATCCTTCTGGGGCTTCTTCTACTTTTGAAGAGCTTTCTCGAACTGGCGGATACAGTCCAGAGGATATCGCTGAGCTTGAAGGAAATATCGGAGATTACAAGCGATACGCATCTGGCGCTGATATCTCTGAGCAAGATCGCGCTCGAATGCGAGGCGCTGGTGTTTACGACGAATTCGCCAAGACAGGTGGATTCGATGAAGGACAAATGCAGAATTTCCGAGCGCGTGGCACCTCGGGAACTGCATCTGTCTTTGACGCATTAAAAAACCGTCTGTCTCAGCAGAATGCCGCACAGGGTGGATATAGTCCTGGATATGAGTCTGGAAATAGGGCATTAGCTAGAGATAAGAGCAGAGAAATTCAGGCAGCGAATACGAATACAGAAGGTATGCTTCAAGATATGATTCGCAAGAATCGTATGGCTGGAGCAGAAGGCGCAGAAAGAAGCGAAGGCACACTTCAAAACCTCCTTGCAAAGAAGTTCATGGAAGGAATGGGCGGCGCCACGAATACGAGATTCGGTCTTAACGAAAGCATCGCCAAGAATCGACTCGCCGGTGCTGGCGGATTGGAAAATACGAATCAGTCTAGATTAGCAGCTGTCAATTCGATGGCTGCTTTGCGTGGTCAGACTCCTGGAGAAGTTGCTTCTTACAATACGAGTCTGAATCAGGCTGCGGGACAAGGATCTGCTGCGAATGCCAATATCCTACAGCAAAGGGCTGGATATAATCCTAATGTAAGTGGATTAGAGAAGGTTGGAAACTTCGTCAGTAGCGTAGCTGGGCCTGTCGCTGCTGCGTTTATAAATCCAACTTCCGCTTTTGGCAGTGTTGTCAAAAAGTTTAAGCCCGGCAAAGACGCCGATGAGACTTAATCTCTCTAGACTTGAAAGATAAATAGAATGGCTATCAAGTACAATCCCCGCTTCTACCCTGAAGATAATGAAAATCCAATTCGTACAGGCATAGAGAACTTCTTCAAGAAGTTTGAGATGTTTCGAGGGAATACTGATCCCGAAGAGGCAG